CCGTCGTCAAGCGGGATCTTGTCTCCCTTGGCAGCGTTACACTTTTGGTGCATGAGAACTAGGTTAGTTAGCTCCCACGTTCCACCAGCACTCAATGGTAACCAGTGGTCAATAGTAGCAGGCTTCTCCTTAGTGAATGGTAACCCACAATCGGGGTGACGACATAGGTTACCATCACGCACTAGGAGAGTCTTGACAATTTCCTTACGGTTCTGCTTTAAAGCAGGCATGGCATGACCTTCCTCTAGATAATTTCTAGCTTCGTGAGATATTCCTGAATGTCATCAGGCATCTCACGCCTCTCACGAGGAGCTATAATCACATTATCACGTTCTCGCTGACTGTCAACCTCTTCCTGACGAGCCTGAATCTCTGCACGTCGAAGAGTCTGATACGTCTGAACCTCAATAACAGCATTTTCTTCACGAGGCGTATATGTGATCGCATTATGCACCGCACCACAAGTTGCGTCAGCCAAGTCCTTTGATCCGGTTCTTGGGTGATCAACCTTGTCGTTCGGCATGATTCTCAACTGTAGCAGCTCTCTGCGAAGAACACCAGCATCAGGACCAATGAGTCTTTGATCATATACTACCCAGCTCAAGTCCTCGTAATGCTTCTTTGCTACAGACAAAACCTCTGAATTGATTCCGACTCCTCGCAGATACTTCATCTGGTCATTAGAGTTCCATCGGTCAAAGGTTACAAGCCTTAGATCAAATCCTCTTCGCTTCAATCCTACAATATACTCTCGGACATCAGCAAAGTCAATGTCTTGTCCTGGCTTTGGTGTCCACCATCTTACAGCATCAACTACGACGAAGGGAAGAACTTCGTTCAATTGTCCACCGATTTTCTTCTGGACAAACTTCTCCACATGTGCTAGCGCTACTGCACAACGGTCATGCTTCTGCGCAAGGTCAACATGGACATAGTATCGAACGCCTTCCTTCGCCACGAAATCAGGGCTGTATGTTCCATCTTCATCAATTGGATTTGGACGACAGAATGCCGCTTCAACCTTCTCCTTATCCTTGAAGAAGGCGTCAATTGCGTCAGGTGGCATACATGCAAATCGAGACAATGCATCAACAGGGTCAGTAAAGAAGGCTGTGGTAAAGTCCTCAATCTTACGTGTTGGATTTACTTCCCATGTAGGACGCTTCAATGCGTACACACGTGGGATATTGTAAGAAATGATGTGGTCTTCTTCCCACCTGATGCTGAACTTATTCTCTTCGATTTCATCTGGGAGATCAGGGTCAAGCTTGAAAGTATGACTTCTCTCAATCACCTGCTTTTCTGCAACGACTGCTTCGTATCTCTGTGAGATAAAGTCGTTCTTGAAACGAGGGAATGATAGAAGAACTACCTTACCTTCTGCTGGGAATCGAGAGTCCACTGATGCTCGATACATCTTATAGACAGCATCGGCAGTCTTGGCCTGTTCGTTACCTGATGTTGAGTCTAGTGCAAAACCAGAGATCTCGTCAAGGACGCAATAGATCAGGTTATAACCCTCCCAGGCTTCACGCTCTGAGTGGCCTGAGTACACGTTCACGTTTTTATCAAATGCGATGTGGCCAGCCTTAGTCGTGAACTTTCCTACAAACCAGGGAGAGCCATCGATACGGCTCTTGAAGCCCTTGAAGAAGACGTTGTTGGCCTGTGCTGCGTTGATAGCAATATTTAGAATGTCAATGGAGTCTCCAGCAGGCTTGCCGAAATACTTAGCTGGATTACGTAGACATAGCAAAAGGTACACGATATATGCACAGGCGATAGTTGACGTGAAGTCCCTACCGCTACCCTTACCAAGACAGGCAATGACTTCGTTACAAGTCTCCTGCCATCTCTGCCGGGCCTTATGCACCTCGTAAATGTTGTAAAGAGTGCTCTCCTTATAGATCTGACTGGAGGCACGAATTAGCTGATACTGATATTCGGACAGA